TCAATACTATTAGCAACTTGTGTAATACTAGTTTGTAGGTTATTAAAGTTATCAGATACCGTAGAATTAATTGCGTTAGCTGTAGCTGTTAATCTACTTTCAGCAGTGTCTTTAGCATCTTGAACCTTAGCGTCAATAATACCATTCATGGCTGTGAGTGATGTTTGTAATCCACCAATCTTTTTATCAGCCTCTTCACGAGCATTATTGATATCTGTAATGCCTTGATTGATAGCGTCAATACCTAGCTTTTCTTTATTAAGCATTTCGATTGGTATTTCTTCAACAGTACTAATAGTTACTGGGTCAGACATTTCGCCATTACCAAAAATATCAACGTAACAAACCTTAACAGTGTAAGTGCCAGTAGAACATAGGTAATTAAGACTGTTGTTCACCACAAAGTTTTCTTCATTATTAACATAGACAATAGCTCCTGCACAATCTTCTGGAATACTAGCAAATGTAATATTAAGACCTTCAATGACTGGCTTAACTACTAATTGTGTTGGTTTGGCTGGTACAGCCTTACTGTAGTTGACAGTAGCAGGTACTGAATATGAATTGCCAACACCTTTGTTATAAATATAACCAGTACCAACACGTGCATATGGTTTAGCAGTAGAATTCCAGTCGGTAGTCAAATCTAATCTATTATGTTCTTCGCCTACATTTGTATCTAAACGTAGCTCAGTCCATTGATAGTCATTCTGTGGCGGTTGTTTCCATGACCAATAAATACCACGCTTGTCAAATACAACTGTTGCCTCATATGGAGATGTTGGTACATGGGTGTTTTCAGATACATAATAATACGTAATAGGTGCCATAGCTTTTTCAGAAAGAGCATTACGGATATCTTTACCACGGATTAAAAACTCATATTTTTTCCCTATTTCTACGTTTGGTATAGTAAATATATTTGTTTTGCCAGTATCATAATGTTGCAAGGTTTCTTTGCTAGTAAACTGTTCTGCTGTATCATGAAAATCTCCAACTTTAACATCTATACTAACGCCTGCATATTGTTTGATGGGAACACTATCCCATTTAAGGATAAGAGATACACTACCATTAACAGAGCGTTCATCTATGGTAATATTACGGACTTGTTCAGGTATTGTATCAGGGTTATCAGCGATACCATTCCAAACCTTAGTAGCTTCGTTGATTTGGTTTTCTAACTCAATCTTAATATCATTCAAATACCCTTTGAGTAAGGAGATAAATTTACGACCATCACCATTTATGGTAGATGGCAAGTTATTGTTATTTTCCATTTATCCTCCTATAAAAAATTAATGATAGCCTCTACAAAATCTTGTTCTACTGTCATATCAAATTCATGATTACTCATTGCAAATATGATAGTTAATTGAGCAAGGATATTAGGGAATGCTTCATTAGTCCAAGGCAATTCATCATTCACAGTAGACACAAATTGAGGTCTGCGATAGTACCGAACAGTATATGGTAATTCATCATAACATTCAATTATTTTACCGTTGTTTTTTAAAAGTAACGGTGCTTGGTTAGTTGCTTTATACCAATCAGCTGGTGTAGGTGTTTCCTTTTGTGTAAAAGTCATATCACCAATCACTTCGTAATAGTTATTATCAATAAGTACATGCCACATAAAGTTAATCGCATCATTAAAATATGCAATTAGCTCGTCATCATCGTACCCACTTTCAATACTGTCAGAAAGACGATTGCGTAGTGCTGATTTAGTCATTAATTCTTGTACTGTCATATTACCTCCTAACCTTGGTCAGCTGGTGTAGTATTGCTATTTTGTCCTGCTTGTTCAATAGAAGGCTTAGCTTCATATAACAAGAATTGCAATAATTGTTTATTAAACATCACACGTTTGAATGGAATTTCATCTTCCAAACTTTGAACGTGAGGCATAGCTACATAATAAACAATTTCAAGTTCCCCATCAAACTCTGGGTCAAGATGTTTCATAATAGGACCGTCAGCACGGTATTCAAATTCAACAGGGAATTGACCTTGAAATGCAATGAAATCATCAGGACGTTTAGTTTCCTGCATACCATTCAATGTCATTTTCTTTGTAAGTTCTGGGTCGTTTTGGTTGTATAATTCATAAGACAATCTGTCGATAGCACTATTCAAACAGTAAATCAACTCAATATCAGAGTATGATGTTTTCTGCATATCGCCAAGGCGTTGTCTTGCTAAAATTAACATTTCTTTTACCTTCATTACGGCTCCTTATACATAGAACTGCATAGGTCGTTCGATAGGTCTGCTACTATCGTTTGCCGTCATCTTTTGGATTTCATCGGCAATTAATTTAGCCATACCATCAGAACCACCAGTTTTATCAGGTTCTTTTCTTAATAGAATTGTAGAGAAACGTACAAACATGTCAAACAATACAGCTGGCAAATCAATTTCATCTGTTACATCTTCTACTTCATTAATAATACGGTAATATTTTAATGTTGTAGGATTTTCAAGATAGATTTTATTGCCCATAATCTCATAAGTTTCATTAGTATCTTCTTCAATACTATCGAACTTACCAAAATCACTAGGTAATTTAGCCACACCATTGGATGGTTTAATACTAACCTTATTGGCAATATAAGAGCTTTCCACATTGATAAGAGACAAATTTACATATCTCAATACGCTATTAATAGCATCAATAAGCTCATTGTTTGAATGTTGTCTATTGTACGCTTCGTCTAAGTTATATAAAATACTCTCAATGACGGATTGTACTCTAATCATTAAATACCCCCATATTTGGCTGTAGATTTAATAATTTTACCTGTATTTTCAGAGTAAATAGTGTTGGTAGTTCTAAATTCTGGGTTTTTAGCTAACCAGATATTTAGCCATTTGGATGCCTCTACACTGTCTTTACCTTGACATTGTTGATATTGCATTAATTCAAAATCAGTGGCAAATCTATGTCGTGGTATCATGGCAATCTTTTTAGCTTTACCATCATGAATTCTACCTTCCTCCATGCTGTCACGCATTCGTTTACATTCTTTGAGCACTACACCTTCATCGTATGTTTGTTTGATTTTCCATTCACCAGTTTTAGGGTCTACCTCTACTTGTGTGCCTAGTCTCATAGTACCTCCTAAAAAAAATAGGGGAGGTCGCCCTCCCCATATTATGTATTATTTTCCATATTATGTATTATTTTGTGATGTTGTAAATGCGAGCGTTTGCAATAGGAGCTGTACATTCTAAAGTAGCATCACCAGTGATGTATTTAGATTTGTAAGTACCTTTACGCAAGCCATCTTCAACGTGGAATGGAATTAGGTAACCCAATTTCCAGTATTGTGCCTCGATTAAGTCAACTACGTCATCTGTATACATACGGTGGGAAACTAAATCGATACGACCGAAATCTGTTTCCAGTACATCTACAACTTCTACCAATTCTTTAGAAGTTTGTTCACGATTTTTAGTAGTACCTTGAGTAAAACCAGAACATACACGTTTGTTTTTACCAGACATTACTGCAAAGTCAATGGAACCACCACGGGACCATGCTGCTTGCATAGCGTCATTGATAAGGTCAAATGTCAACGTACCAGTACCTGCACCTGCATTGATAGCATTACCAGAAGTTAATTCTGTAGAACCTGCACTTACAATCGCAGATGGTTTAACGATAGTAGGAGATGTTGCAGTTGTTTCTTGTTCTGTAGCACAGATGTTGAAAGTATTTGCATCAATTACTTTTACGAAGTATTGAGTGTTAGCTTTCAAGTTTGTATCAAGAGTGCCAGTTTTTGCACGGAACATCACAACGTCGCCATTTACAAATTTGTGGTTAGCCAAAGTGAATACGCCAGCTGCTGTTGCTGTAACGTCTTTGAAGTTTTCCAAGAAGTAAGGAATACCACCCATTTTACCAGCGATTGCATCATCACCCATAACTTTAGCTTTATTACGAACGATAGCATACTCAAGGTCACGACCAATTTCTTTAGTCGCTTTGACCATTTGGTAGCCCAATTCATCGGACACACCGTATTTAACGATTGCTTGAGTAGTATCAGTCACGGAATAACCGTGTAAGAATTTTTGTACATAGTTGGAATCACGTTTACGTGGATTTGCTTTTTGAGAGTCGAAATCAACCGCTTCTTCGAAAGCATTTTCCATTGCTGGACGTAAGGAGTCATTTAACCATGCGTGTTCTGTAGATTTAACAGAAGTTTTGCCAAACTTGTTAGTCAAAAGTGTTTGGTCTGGGTCGATTGCTGTGACGAAATCAGTAATGTCCTCTTTCTTACCTACAACGGTAAAAGAACGGACAGCTGTATCTTTATCTGCCAATGTATTATACCTCTTTCAAAAATTATAATCTGGTTAAACCAGTTTGTTGGAATACTTTAACCAATTCATCGTTCGTCATTCGACCTAAAGATTTGAAGTCAACTTGTTGTGTTGCTGACATAGGTGGTCGTTCAGAACTTCCAGCACCTTCTAATACAGGAGGTTTTGGTTTATTTGTTGGTTGTGGAATGTTTGGTGCCGTTTGAGGCGGTGTTGATTGCTGATTGTATTGTGCATTCATCATGCCATAATACTCATTTCGAGCTGCTGTCATGAATTGTGCCACTGTATCGGCATCATAGTTGTCTAAAGCATTTTGAATTTTTACTGCTTGTTGATAAGGCATGTTTTGCAACTTATATTGTGCATAACGGTCAATTTCATCAAAGTTACTATCTTGACGGAATTGGTTTATCACGTTTGTGAAATTCTTTTGCACGGCTTGTTGTTCATAAATTTGTGCTTTAATAGTAGCTACGCTATCTGCTAATGCTGCAATATGAACAGGATTAAGTTCATCGAACTCGGACCCTAAATGTTTTTCAACTTCACCCTTAGCAAACTCTGTGAGTTTATTGTAGTAATCCGCTTGTGTTACTTGTGGTTGTTGCGGCTCTGGTGTTTGTGGTTGTGCTTGAGGTTGTTGATAATGAGCCATCTGTTCTTGTAAATGACGGCGTTCATCAGCCAATGCTTGCGTTTTGCGAGAATAATCAGCTTGTCGTTGATAACCGTTTAGTAATTCCTCAAGAGGAACTTGGATTTCTTGACCATCAACTTTGACCATATACATTTGTGGTTCTGGTGCTTCATTTTCTGGTTCAGTTTCTGTAGGTTGTCCTTCTTCAGATTCCTGCGTTTCTGGAGCAGGGTCTACTTCTTCATCTCCATCAAAAGAAAGCATTCGATTGCCATTAAAGAATACGTCTCCGTTTTCATCAATACCAAAATCAAAATCAGCAGGTGCAGTATCGCTACCTGTTTCAGCTACATCAGTAACTTCTGTTGGTTCAGTTTCCGTTGCAGGTACGTCTACTTCACCTTCTGCAAATGTTTGCAAATTAAATTCAAAATCCTTCATGTTTTCTCCTTTCACTCCCTAACGGGTTGGTGAATGTTAATTAATAATACCTCTACCTAAAACCCAATAATTTATGACTGTAGGTTCAAGAGAGACTGTAATGGATACAATCCGCTGTTGTCATTATCTACAAGCTGATTTGTGTTTCCATATGAATTCATACCGCCACTATTGAGTTGGTCAAAACCAGCTGTATTACCATAAGATGGTTGTGTATAAGTTGGAGACTCTACTGGTGTCGAGTATGTTGGTTCAGAGTAACTAGGCTCTGAATAGTCGCTATAAGATACAGCTCTAGCTGCTGCTTCTCTAGCGGCTGCTGCTTCTGCTTCCTGACGCAAGCGTTCTTGTTCTGCTAAATATTCACGATACGGAGCACGAATAGCACCTTGACGATATAATTCTTCAATCTCTTGTGGGTGGAATTCAGTACGTGCTCTCATAGACGTAATGTCATCAGCTCCCCATCCAAGTTCTCCAAGTTTTTTGTCGTCTGCCCATTCATAACCCATTTCTTTAGTAAATGGATTTTGTCGTGCCCAAGCCATATCTTGAGGAATAGTATCCATACGTTGCTGAGCAACACGTCCCATAGTTAATGGGGCATAGTTTCCTTCAGCTTGGTTACGGTATTGTTCCTCTAAAGCTTTACCTTGTTGCAAAATATCATAGATAGCACTAGGATTAGATAATCCTTGATGACTGTCTGCAAACTTTTGAGAGTTCTCTTGATTGATAATATCTCGTTGCTTCGTGTAATCTAGGTAGCTAGGAGCATCAAGTTGCACATCAGATTGCTTCGCTAACTTTTCTGCGATAGGGGCGTAACCCATATATTGGGCGAAGTCATTTTGTCGCATGTTAGGAGCATCGAGTTGTACACCAGCTTTGTTTGCTAGTTCTTGTGCAATAGGGGCATAACCCATATGCGGTGTAAAGTTAGTTTGTTGCTGACTAGGTACAGTGTCGGCTGGCACTCCTTGATTCTGTGCTTTTGTATCAAGGCTAGACTTCTTATTTAGAGATGCTTGCTGTTCTGGAGCAGAGCTTTGCCTTTCACTATATTCATTATTTGTAGAACTTTCGCCACTATTTTGTTTCATTTGGGGCATTCCTATAAAAGTTCCTGTATTAACGTCATATTGAAATGGCAATCTTTTGTTACTATAAGAAATTTTCAATTTCACATATCCTTTCTAAAAAATGTTCTTAACCCTGAACAGGGAGATAATCGGACCACCTCCATCATACTACGCCATATACGAGTTCAGTCATCAAATTATCACCCCCAATCGTGGTTATTATATTTATTCTGGATAAAAGCCTTGTTGACTATTAAAAGCCTCAGCCTCCAAAATCGCTTTAAGGTCAGCTTCTGCCATATCACCACTAGCAACTACAGCAGTCAAGAAATCATTAAAAGCCTCCGATGCCACCAGTAGGTTCCGCTGGTGCTCCATTTCCTTGACGGGGCACGTTTTGAGGCGATTGATTATCAGTCCTTGATACGCCTCCAACCAATCCTTGAGCAAGGTTTGCACCGCCGAAGCTAAATCCCGTTCCTGCATTTCCACTTGCAGGTTGTCCGTTATTTTGGACAGTGTTGAATAATCCGCTTTGTTCAGAGCCATTTCCTTCGCCTCCAAATAATAATTGTAATTCAGGTGGTAATTGTAATAAATATTGAGGTGGTAGTACACCAAATGTCATATACGATTGCAATGCCTCTGGTGGTAAGCTGCTCAACACTTGTTGTTTGAGTTGCATATCCATAATTGCACGTTGTTGTACAACTGCTGGGTCTGTAACATAATCACTGTAGTTTTTGAAGCCAGCACTTTCAATCCATTTTTTAAATAGATTATAAATGTTTTGTGGAGTTACGATATGAATACCAGCTGCTTGTGTTTGCATTAATGCTGTAAGCATTGTTTGTAAAGTCATAATAGTAGACTCTTTAGTAGAAATACTAATACCAGCATTTACAATTAAGTCAAAATTACCATTAAGGTCGTCAGGGCTAACACGTAACTGTTTATTTGTTAGCCTAACCACTGTGTTTTGGTCTACGAATTTTTGATTTAGGCTAACCATGAAACGAAACAGTTCCGATATCCCTGTCTCCGCAAACATACGAGCAATTAATTCTAGCCGTTGTGACGACTGCCCGAGGATTGCAGATATGCCCGTTGCCGTTTTATTTAGGCTGTTAGCATCAAGACCTTGATTGTATCGTGTAATACCAGTACGATTTTCTTTTTGCCCTTCTAAATACTCCAAGAATTGGAATGTTTGAGGTGATAACTGGTTTACTGGCATTGGCATAGCCACATCACCCATATTCGACCCAGGTTTTTTACGAATAACCTTACGACCTTCGACATAATCAGATATATTAATACTTTCTTCGGATAAAATCATTTTAGGGTCATTGGTTAAGGCGATATTTTGTACGATTTGGCGAGTGAGGGCAACTTTCATATCTTGCAATTCTCCAATTAGCTCTGCATAAGAGCGTTTTACCCAAATACGATGAGGGTCTTTTGTTGGAGAAATAGAGAAAAATGGGTGTCTGCCCATATAGTTAGGTTCTGCACGGAGGATTACATCACCAGCAACAGTAATAATCATGTCTTCAAGAACACCATCGTTATTAAAGTCGATTTTTGTATAACATTCATAAATCGTAACTTCTTCACGAGCTTTATCTTGTTGATTATTATGAAGTGGTGTGTAATGGTCTCCGATAACGTCTTCTACTTGGTCTGTAATCCAAGATATAGGACCACTATCAGGGTGTACCATATCAACATTTGCGTAAATACCTTCACGTTCTTTTTGACGAAGATGTGACATAGTAACCTTTTTACGGTGTGCTACAAAATTAGCATCTTCTAAGTTTTTAGCATCAGGTGAATATAAAAATTCTGATACTAATATGTTTTCTAATTTAGGACTATTCTTAATATAATACGGAGAATTCCATGTTACATTGAAATCACCCATAATATCAGGTCCTTCTACGTTTGTGATTTCTACACCAGTTTGTGTTAAGAGTTTTAATGCGTCAGCATTTAGCTGTGCCGTTTCTGGTGTATAACCTTCTGTACGCTCCCAATAGCATTTGATAATACCCATGCCAGTAATCAAAGCATCTTTCATCCAATTATACAGGATTGGGAAGAATTTGTTTTGTCTTTGTAGTTGGTATACCAATAAGCTTTGCATAACTCCTGCATTTTGGTCATCTTCTTCTGTAACACCAGCTACTGTAATTACCTCATCAGAACCAGTAAATACTTTCATTAAAGATGGTAATGCCCATTCGATAGTATCTGCTACGTCTGTAGATACCAAGGAAGAAGTTTTACTCAAAATAGGAAACTTATGGGCGTAATATTCTTTATCTGCGTAATAGATATTGTAACGCTCACGCACAGTAGGCTGAATAATAGATTGTTGATACGCCTCAGCATCGGCAATATCAGCTTTTACTAGACTCAATAAAGCTTTGTCAGCCTCTTGACCAGTTAATTCAACTGTGAAATTTTCAGCCAATTTTACATTGCACCTCCCATCGGTATATCAGCTGTACTTATCGTACCAAATGTACCAACAGGTGGGCTGGCAATAGCTGAAATATGTGCTAAACTATCAATTAAATCATCATGTAAAGATTTAGGGAATGATAAAAACTCGCTCTCTAACTCTACTAGGAAATCCTGCCCCATAGGGAACCA